AGTCAAGGAACATGCGTTCTAAACAAGCGTTTAGGAGACTCCTTGCGCCGGGGTGTGTGCTGGTCATGTTTATATGCCCCGCCAATCTCTCCACGTTGCCTTGTGCGCCCGTTTTGCCGTGTCTGCCTGTCATTGTGCCATTTCCTTCCTTGCCACGCTTAAATCGCCCGTCACTGGTTGCCAAGGCTGATACCCGTGCGCCTGCGCCATGAGATCAGCGTCGAGCGGTATGGCCCCATGTCCCAGCAGATGCATCACTGTGACCGTTTCTCCTGTCTCCTGTGTCCCTATCAGCCTGCCCCTCGTGTCATAAACCGGCTCTGTCTCTTTGCGTTGAATAACCTCGAGCACTTGGAATCGCATCGAGCTAATGAACGGTTGCTCGTGATAAACTTTCAGGAAGGTTCTCATAGCTTTATTTCATACTTAGGACATGGAACATCCAACCAAAACGCCGCCTGGTTGACAAGCGCAATCCACTGGATCGCCGTTTCGTAGCAATTCAGCGTCACGACTAGGCGATTGCCCTCGTATATCCTTGCAGGCGTATCGGTGATGGTTTTTTCCATGCTAAAATAAATGTCGTGTAGTGAAGTGTCGTGTGGTGTCGTGAGGTGCGGTGTCGTGACGTGTCGTGCGGTGTGATGTCGGAAATCTATTGTTGCGTTGTGTTGTAGCGTGACGCGTCGTGTTGCGTCTTGTCGTGGGTTGAGGCGTAATGGAGCGCGGTGTTGTGGAGAAAAATAAATGTCGTGTCGTGGCGTGAGGTGTTGTGTGGTGAGGTGTTGTGGCGTGAGGTGTTGTGCCGTGGCGTGACGTGTAGAAAATCTATTTCTTGAAAAGCGTCGCCATGTCCCCGATCTTCAAATCATCGGACTGTCGCGCTTTCTGTTCGGCAAGCAATCGCACTTTGCGCGATCCGCTGCTGGAAAACAAGCCAAGAACGGTTTTTGTGGTAATGGCCTTGATCTTGGTTTCGGGTGACATCTTTGCAATGTCAGCGCAATTCATTTTTGCCATGCCGTTTTTCGCAATGCGACGGCTCCGTTTAATTGCGGAAATGCCTTCGTCCGGGATCTCATCGTCGGATAGTCGCTTGATTCCTATTCCCATGATGGTTCCGAAAACCATGCTTTTGTCGCGTTGAGCAATTCGTCGAGCGGTCTGCAAAACGTAGTTGCGCACTTGCACGTCGCACTTGGCGGCGCTGTTGAGGTCGCTGTAGGTAAGCACGTCGCCGATTTGCGTTGCGATAAGTGCCTTGGACAATTCAATTGCTTCGACGCTTGCGCGTCCGATTGTCGGTGTTGGATTGATTTCTGGTGTGTTCATATTTTTAAATGTTAGATGTTGTGAAGTGTTGTGTGGTGTTATGCAGTGAGGTGTTGCGCGGTGCAGTGACGTGTTGCGACGTGTCGTGAAGGAAAACTATTGTCGTGTTGTGTCGTGTGGTGGTGTGAAGTGCTGTGATGTGCAGTGGTGAAAATCTATCAAGCATCCTCCCATGTCATGTCATCGCCGACATGGAAACGACCGTAAAAGCCACCGTTGCGCGGACGGAAACGCCCCACGCCGATGAACTTGCCAGCTTCCACAAGGTAACGCTCAAAAACGTCCTTTGTGATGGTCTGGTCGAGGATGTAAAATGTTGCCGTGGCTGTCCAATCGTGGATGACGGGGAACTTGCGAGGAACGCGCGTCCCGCTGCTGCGTTTGCCGTCAGCGTGGCACATGAAGGTCTCGCCTTCCGTCTGGTCCTTGTGAACGCCAAGCATAACTGGGTCAGTGACAAGCAATCCCGCCGTGAAGTGCTTTGTCCAGGTTGCTTGTCCCTTGCCGGGGATTTTTTCGCCAAGATATTGAGCGCATTCCATCAGCGCGTTTTTCAACGCCATCGGAGGGATATAAACGATTCCGGTTTTCCGGTCGTAGTGTTGGTGCTCGCGCCAGTTTCGAGCGTCGTAGTCGCCGGATGATTCCTTTTCCAGCTTCGGGATTTCCGCTGCGTAAAGGCGCGACTGCGAATAAGGACTCGCACTTGTCAATGTAACTGTTGCTTTTTTCATGTTTTGTGTGTGTTGTGTTTGTGTTTGTTGTGTTTGTGTTGTTCCCGCGTCATGCGGAGAAATTGTTTTTTTAGTCGCATGGTTTCAATGTAGCCAGTGCCTCTATCGCTTGCTTATACCAGCTTTCGGTTAATGGGTAAGCTGTGGCGAGTCGCAACGCCTCTGCCAGCCTGTCGCGCTGTGCGGTTAACTCACGGCAAACTGATGACATCCTCCATTGTTCACGTTGCTCAAGAAGCCTGTCCCGTTGCTTTGTGACCTCGGTTAGTTCGCGTTCGAGTTGACGAGCAAACTCAGTCATTTCTGGAAAACTAGAAACAGAATTACTCCAAGATTCGCAAATAACTTCGTGTTTCTGATCTGTTCTCGGTGTGTCGTTCATAGCTCGTTCGGGGTTAGGGATTGGATGGCTTCGTTGGCGATAGTCCTTACTGCGTCCATCCGATCTGGCAGTGTAATTACCCAATCACAATCAGCTAGTTTTCGGAGTGCCTCTGCCAGCGCGTCCCTTTGCTTCTTTGCCTCGTCGCGCTCTTGCTCTACTTTTTCCAACTCATTTCTATGGACTTCGTGCATGATGTTTCCATCGCGCCACATTTCTAATTCAGTTTGCATCTTGTCGCGTTCATCCCTTGCCTCGTCCCGCTCGCGTTGCAGGTCAATCACTCCATTGACGCTAGTCCAGCGTTTGAGTTCGTCGCGGTCGCGGTAGTGCTTGCGGGCGAAGGATGCAGGAACTACTTGAAGTCCGCCGATTCCCCAGCCGCACCAAGATTCTGTCTCAGGTGTGTCGGTGTTCATGGTATTTGTTGATTGTCGTTTTTTTTCCAGTATTCTCTGACTTCTTTTTCCCATCGGCGAAAAAATGAATCCTCGGAATCATCGCCGCTCAATAGCCAGTCCACACGTTGTGCCATTTCTGACGCTTGCCGCAGGGTGTGCGCTGCCTCTTTAAACTTTTCAATGATTTCTGGAGAGTATTCGTTTCCTTTCTTTCCTCCCCACTCGTTTGGTGTTTGGTCATTATTGCTTTCAATGACTTCATCTATTTCAAGTGCAATGTCATTAATTCGGTATTGCGCGTAATCAAAATGTCCTCCGCTCATGTTATTCAATTTCGTTTTGGTTGTTGTCGTCCTGTGCTGGGGTGTTCTGCTGAATTATTTCACCGAGGTTCCAAGCCGCCATTGCTAAAGAACACTCTGGTTCATGTCCTTTCGAGCAATGACCATAGCATACGATGCACCGAGATTCTTTCTCGTTACCTTTCCATTCGACTTCTCGCAAGACATCGCGAGCAAGAATCAATGCAGAACAATTCGTAAGAGGCAACGCCTCGGGGTTGGTTGGTTCGTTCATATTTATGGTTGTTTATGGTTGTTTTTCTGCGATAAAATTGCAAAGTTGCCGAAAATCCGGTTCGGTTTCATACCGTTGCGCTGCCCGGCGAAAGATGTAAACGCATGTCCCTTCTTTCATCTTAAAGCAGTCTGCCGTGGTTTTATGCGAAAATCCGTGGCATCCCAGGACGTAGATCAATGCTTGGCGATTATTCAGTGCCTCGCTCGATCTGTTTTGCAGGTCGAATAATGACCGAGCATGCATGTTCCTTGTGCTTGCTGGATATTTTTCAAGCAATGCCCTAAAGAACTTTGTCGCAGTTGCCGCGATTTCGCCTTGGTCACATTCTTTCTTCGGCCCGGCTTTTCTGACGGGCGGGATTAGTATTGTTTCTGTTGTTTTCATTGTGTTTTATAGGTTATTCCAAACAGGTCGCATCAGTCAATCCTGCGGATGACTGTGCTTGGCTGTTAGCCATGACAATAATTCACGACTTTCCCGCTTTCGTCGCGGTATAGAGCATAAGCCCATGTCGCGCTACAAGAGTCCTCGTTTTCCTCCCATACTCCAAGCTTTTCTTGCAGGTCGTGCATTGCCTTTACATACTCTTCACAAGCTGCTTTCGCACTCGCCTTATCTTCGTAGATGATGTCGCTCATAATTAAAAAAGAAGGCTAACAAGACGCGCCATACAACGGCGTGGGCGTCTCTGATTGATTCGATTGTCCTGCGCCGCCGTGGATGCGCTCTGCGTTCCTAAAACTCGGCCAAGTAAATTCGAGCAATCCGCCATCCTCGTTGCAACGATCGCAGATTGAGGGGCCAAGAGTTGCTTGAAAGGCCTGCGGGTTAAGGTTGGCAATTAGTATCGTCGGTAGCTTGTGCCGATATCTGTCGTCAATAATGGCTGTAAGCTTTTGCGCTTCCTTTGCCGTTCCGGTTTGCTCCTGCACTTCGTCAATTACCAGCAAGCGGCAAGTTGTCAGTTTGTTCACAATATCAAGTTGCGTTTCCTCGTTTGCCCATCGTGATGCAGCTTCTAATTCCAAAAATATGCGTGGTGCTGTTTGGTAAATGCGCTTCGGTTTCGACTTACCGCGTGGCAATACTGCCCTTTGCGCCAGTTCACACGCCATGCGCGTTTTGCCGCCGCCGCGGGTTCCGCATAGAAGAACATTCCCCCCGCGCTCTAAGACGATCCTAGCGCGGCAGAACATGGCAAACCATTCGTCATGCGTCAATTCCTCATCGTAGCGCGTGGGGAATCCGTCAATGCCGGTGTATATGATCGGCGCAATCCTGTCGATCCGCGACAATGGCCGCTGACATTCCGCGCCTTGGATCCTCTCTGAGTCATCCGGCATTTCCGCAATTCTGCGGTCTAAGGACGATAACCAGTCGGGTGTGATTAGGTTGTTCATGAGAGTTCGATTTCCCATTTGGCAATTTGTTCCTTGTAGCTGGCGATGGTGGCGTTGCAGTTGGCGACGTATCCTTTTTGCCAGCAGCGCATCCGAATCGTTGCTTCGAGACGGCTGATGTTTTCTTGGAGGCGGGCGATGACTTCGACAATTTGTTGGTTGGTGTTGGACATGCGCGTATCTTACCAGCTATTTGATACTTGTAAATAACTTTTTTCAACTATTTTCATTTCACGTCCATCAGGTTTCTGACGACGATCGTTTCTTGCGTTCCTTTGTGTGGGTAGCCGTTTGGTTTTGCTTGTTCTGGCTCAAATATCCCCGTCCATCCGTTTGCAAGCGAATTTTTCAATGCCGCTATTGCCCGGTGTTCTCCCATGTCCTTGAGCTTTTCAAGCTGCTGGTTTCGAGCTGTCGGCGTGAGCTTGGCTTTTTTCTCTTTCCGGTGCTGTTCCCAGTTTGACCAGAATAGTTTAAAATCGGCAGAATCAAATGGAAGCGGTGTATCTACGTTAGTAGATACTAATACCGAAGTAGAAGATGAAGATGAAGATGAAGGGGTTGGTTTTTGGTTAACCTTGTTTTTAGTCGCAAGGTTGGTTTGATGGTTAACCTTGCCGTTAACCTTGCCCTTAACCAAAGACGGGTTTCCGCCTAGCTTTCCGCCACTAGCCCTAGCGTTTCTTAGTTTTTCATCACGGATCATGCGTCTTGACATAATCTCGCCTTCTTCGCCCCTGTCGAATACTCCGGCAGACTCAAGCTCATTCAGCCAACCTTCTGTTTCTTGCAAGGTTGCCCCTATCATGGCGGCAAGGTTGGCGGCAAGGATAACCTTCTGGTTAACCTTTAAAACGCCGTAAGGATTGCCTTCGTGCATGTAACAAATCATATCGATCCACAATCCACGGGCAGCAACGGAGCATGTTCGCAACGCTGTATCGCGCAACCAGTCGGACGGGTAAAATTGAAAAGACGGGCGTTTCATAAATTTGAACAATAAAAAACCCTCGATACCGTTGCCAAGTTGAAAGCATCTGTGATGAAGCAGATGTCCGCGTAATAGCGGCTTGGCAAAGGTATCGAAGGCTGTTTATCTTTTGAGTTCATCATTTTTTCCGCTTTCAACGGTGTCTTTCGACGCGCCACTATTGCATAATTCCGGTTGATTGTCAACTTTCACATTCGTCAGCCGCGTCTTCTTGAATTGCCGTTTCGAGCGATTCTAAAGCCTCCTCAAATGTTTTTCGGTATTCGCTAACTACTGGAAGTCTATTTTTCCAAGATACCGCGGCCCGATAGCCACGAATGTATTTTTGACAGTTCAGGTGCGCCCCGTGTTCGATGGCTGTTGTTATCCAGGTGTATTTCATAGTGTTTCAATCTGCTATTGCAATTTCATTGCTGTAATCGTATCCAGCAATCTCTTCGATTTTTTCGGCGGAATAATCATCCTGGCCTTGATCCTTTTCCAATGATTCTAAGTCAAACAAATCAGGAATGCTAATTTCTGCTTCCATCGCAGCGCACCATCCTGCGCCGTCCGCAAAGTATGATTTGTTAAGTTCAAACGCTATTCCTTTACGTTTGAATTTCATGGCACGATATGGCACTGTCATAATCCCACCGAACGGGTCAAATACCGTTTCGCCCTTGTTGGTGAATTGCAAAATGCAACGGTCAACAATGTCGAATTGCAAGGGGCAAAGGTGCATTTCTTGACCTTTACTGTGTTGTTGAGAGTTCAGGGTCATCATGCGCGTTACATCCGTCCAGACTTCCTCGCTCCATGATTGCGGGTGAAGAAGCATAAATCCAGTGGGAAGCATTTGCATTTCGTCGCACCATTGCGCACAAGCAACGTGATTTTCTAAGCTGTAAATCTGCGTCTCTGAGTGCCTCTTAAAAAGCTGATAGATTTCAGCGTGGCTCAAGCCCTCTAAGTCTGACTTTTTCAACAAACGATTTCCGCTCGACCTTGTGAAACCTTGCGCATCTGCTTGCCAGCGTGATCTTGCGTATTTCTGTTTCGACTTGATAACAGGCTCATCAGCGTAGCCCTTTGTCGAATCAGTCTGAGGCTTGCGAAACATGAGCAAGTATTCTGGCATTCCAACGCCCATTTTCGTGCCGTCCTTACATTGCTCCGTCCATCCTAAACGGTATGTCTGCGCGTTTTCCCTAACAACGTCGGTCACAATTGTTTTCATTCCCATGTATGCAAATCCATGCTTCAAGAAATGATTCATCGTGTGCATGTGAAACGGGTAAACTGTTTGGAATCCTAGGCCCGTCATGCCGCCAGGAATAATCCTGTCCTTTACGTGGATGCAGGCCAGTCGTCCCGGCTTCAATGCTCGCAGCAAGTTGGGAGTTAAAAAATCCATCTGGTCAAAGAACTCCTCGTTGCCCTCGCTATGTCCAAAATCAGCGTAGTTGGGGCTGTATTCGTATTGAGTTGAGAAAGGTATGGATGTGACAATCAAATCGACACTGTTTTCTGGCAATGTCGCCGTCTCAATAACTGTATCATTGTTAACGATGCGGTAATGCTCGCCTTGAATTTCTACTCGATCCATGCCCATGCCTCGCGCTAATGTCCCCGCCATCGCTTGCGCTGATAGCCCAAATGTCTTAATAATTTCGCTCATTTTTTTAGTTAGTTTTTCATGTTGCTGCCATTTTCTTTCGAGTTGTTGGCGAACTCCTCTTTCTGCTTCGGAAAAGATAATATCGACACGCACGGGTTTCTTTTGCCCGAAACGCTGAACCCGGTGAATTGCTTGGATGAAATCATTAAACTTGAACCCGATTCCAAGAAAAATTGACCAGTGGCAATGTCTTTGAAAATTGCACCCGCTCCCAGCAATGCGCGGTTTTGTTGAAAGTTCAGCATATTCCCCGTTAGAGAAATCAATGATTAGCTTCTCTCTAATTTCTAATTCCTGTGTTCCAAAAACCGCTTTCGATTGTGGAATTGCTTGTTGAATTGCGTGGCGCTCATCTTCTAAATCGTGCCAGATGAGAACGTGATCGTCTGGAAACTCATTGCGAATCTCTAGCATTTTTTCGACTCTCTTTGTAAGCGATTCTCGCTTTTCACGGCTAGCGTCTTGGATTCCGATAGCTGCGTCTTTTAGCAGTTTTCCTTGCCCTAGCTTATCGTATCCAGCATTTTTATGATCCGTCTGAACTTCATGCCAGCGCACTTGCAATGGAGGCATTGAATATCCTTCATCCGAAAATCCAAGGTCGCTTGGCCGTTGCACAAATAGCGCCCAACTGCTGACCCATAACCAGAACTCTTCTTCTTTGTGAGCATGCAATGTCAGCTTGTCCGCCTTCGTGCTATCGCGCTTGAAAAAACGCGTTTTTGCTTGTGACACATCCATGATGCCCAAGAAATCAGCGTAAGCCAAAAGCTCAATGTAATCGTTAGGTGATGGCGTGGCCGTTGCTACAAATCGAAATTGCACGGTTTTTCCGTCTTTGCGATGATTGCGGCTAGGGCCACCATCTCCGGTAAATAGTCGCATGAACTCTCGAAAGGTCTTACTGCCGCCAAATCCGCGCAAGACACTAGCCTCGTCAAGTGTTGCAACTGTAAATTCAGCTGGATCAAGTTTTCCGTCACGGATCGTTTCATAATTTGTCATGTAAATTCCGTTCGGGTCTGTAGCCTCTTCGATTCTGCGAATGAATTTAGGTGCTTGCTCCCATTTAAGAATCTGGATGCTGTCCCGCACAAACTCTTGCCTCACTCCTAACGGTATGACAATCAATCCCATGCCGCTGGAAATTTCTCTTGTGATGCGAACGGCTTCAAGTTGTATGATCGACTTGCCAAGTCCGAAACTGGCAAAGCAAGCTCGTCTGCCTCCTTTTACCATCCATTCGACAATCGCTTTTTGATGAGGTTTTAGAATCGGATTAATGCCGCTTGCTTGTATCTCATGCCCTTGCTCTTTTTCAATCTTGATTTTTGATTGTAAAAATTTTTCGTATTCCGTTTGTATTTTCATAGTTGTTTTCTGTGCCGCCGCAATCTAAGCGGCTAATTGATAAAAGTAAATCATTTTTTTCAATCTCCGTAATAAGGCAAAATCTCCAGTTCCACAACTGGCCCTTTGTCGCGCCGGGTGTCGTCTTGTCTGCCGTTAGTCCAGACGATATGTTTCGGCGAGTCGTCAACAAACCAGCCGATTGCGACTAGCGCATCTTCGATTTCCTTCCAGTTTCCGCGCAGGATTGACGACGAATCCCACAAGCGTTCGCCCTTCCCCAGAATGCGCGTTACAGTGACAGTGACCGGCATTGCAAACGGTGATCTTGCCAGTCCTAGCTGGCGCAGTTTTTTCTCCACTTTGTCACGAAACGCCGCCGACGCTCCCCAATGGTGTCCGCGTCCACTATTGGAATTTGTCAACTTGATTGGTAGGATGATTTTCATTTGGTTTTAACTGATCGCATCAGGAAAGGCTCGAGCCTTCCTGTGCTTTGCTGTTCGCTTGATGAAGTTCACGCCGCAGTTGTCCGCAGCCAGCGCGGCAACATCCGTTGTCGGTGCCTGCCACATATCCGGCGTGATGTTCAGTAATTTCCCACCACCCTTCGTCGTGCTTGCAGCATTGCTCGCAAGGCTTCCCGTGGTTGTGGTCATACATGTAGTAACCGTTTCCGCCACAAAGAGAACAAGGCTCCGGCATGCAACCGCTCTGTTCAGGTGGTGGTGTTTTCATGGCGTGGCTTCTCTTGGGCGTTCTGTGCAAGTTGTTTCATAACGCTGGAAATACTCCAAAACCGTTCTTCATACATTTCTCGGAAGTCTTGCAACGAATCGCCTAGTTTTTCGGTAAATCCATCTGCTTGAACGTGGACGTAAAACAGCGGCTTTCCCTTGAAATGGGCGGCAAAATGCCACTCGTCAACCTCGCAAATTGCCATGCCCGCATGGCACTGGAGCTTGTATTCGTCGGGTAGTCCGCCGTCGGCAAGGTAGCCGTAGAAAGTCGCTAGTGTAGGGCATTTCACTTCCGCACCGGCCACAAGTATGCCTTCATTGTAAATCAACCCATCCGGTGAACATGAGACAACGCCGTTCGGGTCATCTCCCATGATGCACATGCCCACGGGGTCAATCTGCATCCCGATGTGTTGCTGCAAAGCCGCCAGCGCGTCCGGCTCTAGGTCATTGCCGCGCCTGGTGTGTTTGTTGCCGGCAAACTTTTCCCCCGTGTAATGTCCGATCCATTCTTGAATCTGCCAGTCGTCCATCCCGGCAATCGAGTCGGGATTCGTGCGGATCTCATTTGCCGCGTCGAGTCCTGCAATCAGCTTGTCGATTGCAGCAATGGCCGCTTGTGACTTCGACAGCTGGCCCGTAGCGGTGATGTTCGATTTAAGCGCGGATCCAGTCAAACGCCATAGCCGCGCCGTCAGCCAGTCGAGGCTCCCTTGTTCGGTGTCAACGATGATCATTCTTCCACCTCCACGAATTTTCTGAGCTTTCTTCCAAATGGTGGCGTATATTTTTCCCGACTGCAAAAATGCGAGTTTTCATTGTCGTTGAAATCAGCGTATAATACGCACGGTTCCTGCTTGGCACGGTAGTCGTATGAATAAAAATCCCAAGCGGGGCCGATTTTAGTTGTAACCTCTTTCCATAAACCTCCGTCTTTACTTTTGTATTCAACCTTCCCGCCGTTTTTGTGGTGCGTAATCACAGCAATCATTTCGTCGTGTGTCATAGTTTTGTTTCCTCCCATTTGTTTATTGTTCTTAAAAAGGCTTCTGCTCGTTGCGCTGCGGTAGCATCCAACAAATCAAGTCCAGATTGTTGGTAGTGTCCACGCGTCGGGCTTATGATGCGGGCTAATTTATCGACAAAATCATGCCGACTTGTCCAATCTTTTTCCCACAATGTTTGCTCCGCTTCGTGCATCGCGTTGAGATCGCGTAGAGGGTCGCCAACGTGGAAATCTTTTTCTGGCAAATAATACATTGCGTCATTCCTTACGTGGTCAAAAATCCACCCACACGCCTCAGCAATCGCTATTCTTTGTTGTTCTGGTTTCATGGCTCATCAGCTCCTTCCTGTTGTGTTGCGTCGAGGATGACCGTGGCGGCGTTTTCCGGCGTTTCCGGTGTCGATAGCGCAAACGGGTTGATCGGCGGCTGTGGAAGCGGCGTAACGTTTCTAAACTCCGTTGCCTCATCGCGCCGGATAACGTCTTGGATTTCCGGTGACAACGGTAGCCACTTGGAAGCGCGGCGGAACACTGTCTTTTTTGCCATTTCGTCAAAGTCCGTCGCCCAGGGCCCGGAGCTTCCAGCGCGTGATCGTTTGCGGATCGCCTCGCATTCGTCACGGGTCATAACTTCGCTTTTTTCGGTGCCGTCCTTGAAGGTGATCAGCACATAATAAGCGTAGCTGTTGCCGCGTGGTGCTTTGTAATCGACAACGTGCTTTTCGATCTTGCCGCGATTGCTGACAAACTGGTCATTTTCGCAAACCTTGTCGGCGTGAATGCTACTTACCGTGCCGCTGCGCATGACAAGCTCGGCAATGCCTTTGTAGTCCAGAATCAAGGTGCATTCCTTGCCGTAAGGGATCAAGTGCGCCCTGCGTCCGTCCGGTTCGATTCCAAGTGCGGACAAGTCAAGCAGGCATTTCATGAAGCTCTCCGGTGTGCATTCTTGCAGCTTCGGAGTCCTGGTCAGTGCCGTTATCGCCACCCGTGCGAATCGGTCTGCGTTAAGATGTTTTGGCAAGGCAAGGGCAAATTGCGCCTTGACGTTTTCTTCCGACAGCAAGCCTTTCAACGTGCGCGGTTTCTTTGTTTCGGTAATTTCGTTCATAGTGTTTTTGCGTTAGATCAAAAAGGGATCGAATCGTCATCATCAGTTGTTGTCCGCTTCGGTGCCGATGATTGCGGCATGTTCCTATCGGGAAACACGAACGTCTTGGCATTGCCGACAATAGGCGTTTTTTCCTTGGCCAGCCGTTGCTCCTTCGTTGGCGAGATAACCAGCATGTGAGTGTTTCCGTATTGATCCTCGCCGTCGCGGTTTTCGCGCATGTCGATGTCGAGATAAAGCGCAGTTTTGCCTTGGAATAGCTGGCTTTCTTCAACGTCGATTATTAGGTATGTCCTGCCGTTTTTGCCCGGTTTGATTGCGGCAGATGGTATTTTTAGTAGGTCAATTTTCAGTTTGTGTAGTTGGTTGCTCATAGTGTTTTGATTTCGATTTCTTTGTATATTTGTTCAAGTTTTCTGATCGTCTGTGTAATTTCCCGCTTTGCGCTGGCCAGCTTTTCCCGTAGCTGATTGATTTCGTCAGCTGCGGCAATGATAAGCTCGGACGGCAACGTTAGCTTGTATGGCTCTAATTGCTGCGCGTCCGCCGCGATGTATAAAAACAAGGTCACCGGGTTTCCCGCTGCCGTCGTCGCCTGAACAGTTGACAACGACAGCGGGCCTGTTGTTTCCCGATCCGCCACTTGGCGGGGAGAGTGTTCTGGAATCATGACAATACGATCCCCCTTTGCTTGAGTAAAGATTTGATAGCATTTATCCGGCCAATGTCCCAGCGGTCGTGCTGGTTTTTCTTTTGCAGGTCTCGGAGGATTTTTACAAGGCTGTCGGTGCTGTAATCCCGCAATGCGTTTTTATGGTCAATCATGCGCCCTCCTTTCTTGCGGCGAGCATTTTATCAGCCAATGCGTAACACGCTTCTGATAATTCCTTGCCAGTTTGCTCTGGGTTGCGTCCTAATCCTGCTGCCGCTGTAATTATCGCGCTCACAAGCCCCTGCAAAGCCGCTGCCGCGAAGTAGTCGCGCAAGGATAATCCTCCAACAGATTTCACTACGTCTTCTGCAATTACGTTTTCCGCAACATGCCGCTGGCATATCAGATCCGCTGTGACGCTGCCGCCGTCGTTAATTTGTTTTGGTGTTGTCATATCAGTCGTTTTCGATTGTTAATTGTTCAATGTCCTCATTCCAAACGCCGTCCGTAAAGTTGCCGGGGCGACAATTAGGGCAGTCGTCAGCACCGCATAGACCGTCACGGCAGCGGTAGTAACTGGTGACTTGCTCTCGGTAGTCGTCGTCTCGATCATCCCACATAACGGCTTGCGTAATAGGTTGCTACGCCGATTGCCAGTGTCGTGGCAATGCGAGTAAGGATGGTTTTCGTGCGGGTGTGCCGCTTCCGGTTTCTGTTTCTGTTCTGGCTGGTAGTCAGCGCGTATTGTTCGATGTATGTTTTCATTTGATTTTCATTTCGATAAATTTAGAAGGCGAAAGTTCCTTGCGCTTGCTTTCGATCATCTGCCAAGTATCACGATGCAACGTGATACTTCGAGCAATCTTATTCCGCGCTTTTTTTATGCCGGGTTTTCTCCCGGCTCCGATGCGTTTGCCGCCGCGTTGTTTGGTTTGGTTCATTTTGGTAAAATTATGCGCGTTGCAGCCCTCTAAGGCTCATGCGTCGGATTCGGTGATGGTAGCGATCACGTCTTCGTTAGTTTCCGCTTCATCGGCGGCGTCCTGAGTCATCCAGACCAGTGTTTGGATATCGTCATTTGACCATGTTCCGAGTTCATCGGCTTCGGTGCGGAAGTTTTTTGCAACGTATTCCAGCGCCTCTTCCATGGTGTCGAAGGATTCGGATTTTCCGCCGTCGTTGAGTTCTGCAAGGTATGTTTTCATATTGTGTTGGTGTTGATTAGTTTGGTTTATTTTGGTAAAATTATGCGCGTTGCAGTCGCGCCCCTGTTTTGTCATTTAATTGATTGAAGTCTCCATGCGCCCATAAGCGGATTGCGAACGGCACGATTAGCGCGAGTTGTGTGTCCTTTGAAATACACGTCAACTTCGACGTGATTAATTTCGCTGGATGCGCGAACTTGGCTGATGTGTGACCAGTCTTTGCAGTTAATAAGCCTGCCGATTAGATTGTCACGATCCGCTCCTTGATATGCTTTGAATGTTGCTGTCATCATATTGTTGTTATTGGTTTGGTTCATTGTGAAATAATTAAAAATTTACTGATGGAGCTGTGATTGTAGTTGGCTGATTGTATCCGTGCACAATAATTTCCGCTCCTTCTTCAACATTGTATTGATTGACCAGCTCTTGTGCCGCTTCATTGTCGCTATCACCGGAGGCTCCGACAATGTAAACATTTCCGGCGAAGCATTGCCAAACTCCGCGCATTTGACGATGGCGAATGTTGATCTTTCCTTTGGATGGTAGCGGTAGGCGCGTCGTGGTCATGCGCTCATCATAGTGTTTTTTTGATTGTTGTAAATATCTTTTTTCATAATTCTTCATTTTTCTTTATTCTACAAGGATTCCACGGCGAAAAAATAGTTGCTTTTTTCTGAGAATATGGCATTTTTCTGTTGTTCACCGCTACAACCGTGTGACAACAGATTTTCGCTAGGTGTCAAAGCCTAGCAAAAAAGCCGTTCAGTGGTTGTAGCCTGAACGGCTTTTTCCTTTTGTAACCACTGGACAAGTCACATAGCAAGCCATGAGTCCGATGATGCAAGTTGGATAGTGCCGCTGGTTACAATGGGGAAAAGTTCACCGCGACTTTTCTGAAATAGTATGTGACTTCTCATTCGTTTGATTCCGCCTTACAGCTACAGCCCACGGATAGAATGAGATGCGATTGAAAAATCGTTGCGATCTGGTTATGCGAACTCGTTTATGAGGAAGTAACAAGTAAGACAGTCTGAGCCTAACAATTAGGCGGATTGTCTTTCGGTTGTCGAATCTGTTTGTAGGAAGATTACAAGTGTTGATCCTGATTGAATACCATTTTGTTAGCGTCAACAATATGGTCAAAAACATCGCTAATCGTTGTAAATGACAGTCAACTCGCCAAGAATGACGAAAGTCAGCACAAAACGCCGGTAAGTTGTTTTTTTTGCCTACTTATCAATGCACCTTGCCGTTGATAATCATCAAATTGTATAACGAAAAATTGCCATCGGCCTGCATGTCCTGAATGGCAAATCCATGCGTCCAGTTGTTCGAGATTGCATACTCGGGCGAAAGGTCACAAAGACAGCCGGTAGTCCAGCAGCTTGTAACTTTCTTGTCACTCGCGCTTATGATGCCGATAGCGTCGGTATAATTCGAGTGCTGGTGAAAGTGGCCGCAGATGCTGGTCGTCCTCAGTCTGTCATATAACCGCTTGGCAGCACATACCGGATTGGCAAGTCCCTTTGGAAGCTCATGGCCGTGTAAGACTAGCAAGTTGCCGCTTTTGATGACCTGCTTGGATCTCACAACTTTGATCTTTAGCTCATCCAACTTCAACAAAGACTCAAGAGAACATTCCGGCACGTCGAGCAACAACGGTGCGTTTTTCTTTAGGTATTGCTCCAGGCGGTCGTCGTGGTTGCCAAACTTAAAGTAAATGTCAGCCTTCGGGAACGCTGAGCGTATCATTGCAATGCCTTCCCGGCACGTTTGAAGCTCGTGCTGTAGGTTTCTCCGGCGTGGATCCGGCTCCCATCTCGAAACGCCGTAGTTTTCGATGGTGTCGCCGTTGAGGATGACGGTATCGCATTCTTCTTTGTAGCCGTGTTCCAAAGCCACCATCAGCGCGGCCTCGTCGTGGAATGGGAAGTGGATGTCTGACAGAATCAGCACCTTGCGCTTGCCGGAAATGACAACTGGTTCCGTCACTTCAGCCGTCGATTTCGGCATGAGACTTTGCCACGGCGTGTCGCGGATGAACCTGGGGACTGGAGAAACGCCCGTCCCTTCGTATGTTTTTTCCCCGACGTTTCCTAGCGCGCCACGAATTGCTCGAACCATTGTCCTAGCGTTTTCGATAGATGTAAACAATGCCGGATATGACTGGTGCAATTTCTTTGCCATCATGTGATTAGAAACGTTCGGCATTCGATCCATTTCTTCCATTGCAATTTCTTTTTTTGTCATGGCGATGTTAGGTTATGCGATGCCCGTCAAAACGTATGGTATCACGCTCTGTTCACAGCGATCCATGAGCATGTAAACCGTGCTGCGGAACGATTCCCATTGTGCTGGCGGGATCGTCTGACAGCCTAGCGAGCTAGTGCCGTTCACGCCGCCCTTGTGGATGTTTATTGCCACTCCGAAACTAGGCTTGCCGCTGCGTGTCACTGGCAATTCCTCGTTAGGCGTTGCTGGTCTGAATGCAGCGTAACCAAGCGGCGACGCGATCTTGTGCTTTCCTTTTTTGTAGAGGTGAACGCCAGGGGACAGCAAGGCAACGTCTGGCTTTTGTTTGTCAGAATAGCTGGGGTCGGTATTTGCATTCCAGCTCCCAAAGAAATCAGGAGCAATGATAAAAATCGCGTCGTCGTAAATTCCGCGGTCGTTCTTTCCGACCTCTCCCATCGAATCCCGGTAGTAGCCACGGACTCCGACTAAAATCAGTTTGTATTTCTCGATTACCCACATCGGCACCTTGCCAAGAATCTCATGCCGCTTTGCTTGTGGCCTGCTGGATGGAATGTTGCTCATGGTATCTGTGTAAATACTTCCTGATAGGTGGTCTCATCGCCACTGTCAAAGTCGTCGTCGTCTTTGTTGAAGCGTTTGCGCAGTTCTATGGCAGCGGCAAGTATAAGCGGCTTGTGGTCATCGCTGGCGGTGTCGTCACTGTAATATTTTCCCGCAATCATTTGTTTTCGAGGATTGTAATGATTGCAGGAATGACTTCCTTGTCCACGGTAAAACTCGCATCCGGAGTTGCGATGGTGCAGCTTGATAGGATTGTTCCTAGCAAAATGAATGCAATGTATTTGATTTTCATAGCAGTTTATTTTTTTAAGATTTGATAAAGACTTACCAGACCGACGATCAGGCCGACTACAAGGCCGCTGATTCGTAGCGAGTATTCGATGTTTTCCTGCAATGACGTCAACACTCCCAGCATGGGTGTGATGGTGCCAATCGCGCTGTGATAGAGGTCTTTATTCATGTTACTTAGCGTCAGCGGCTTTGATGAGTCCTGCACCAGCCACGACGGCAGCGAAAGCTGCGGCAAGGTCTGGGTTGTCGCCGGTCAGTAGCTGTATAGCTACGTTGGCAACTGTGGCAACGATGGTTAAAATTCCGAGTAGGGTAGTCTTCATGGTTCTGGCTGTGGTTCTGGTTCTGGAGAAGGTTCTACGGTCAAAGCGTCAAGTTCAGCTTGTTTCTGTGCGATTTCCGCTTCAATTTCCAACCGTCGTTTTTCAATTGCTGGCAATTCAGCAATGGCGACAACCTGAGCGATGGTCGCGACGGTTGCGGTATCGTCAAGACTTGCATCTGCGATTGCTCCTTTAATTGCGTCCTTGGCGGATTCGATCAATGCCTCGCGTTCTGCGAGTTTTGTTTTGACGGCCTCCAACTCTGCGGCAGCGGTGGCAAGTTCTGCCGCATTTGTAGCAAGTGCCGCCGCATTGATAGCCGGCGCGATTGCGGCAAGATCGTTTTGCGTGATCGGCCTTGCATCGCCGCCCGGTGTGTCGATTGCATGACAACCAGAAAGTGTGCCGTCTGGATTGCCTCTGATAAGTATCTCGTATGGTATTTTCATAAAACTGCTGTTACAATTTTTGCGCTGCCGTTATACATTACTTTGCACTTTGCCGATCCTCCAGCCGATACTGCCGCGCCGGCGCTTGGCGCGAGCGCGTCTGTCACGACAGCTTCAAGGTAAGTCGTTGACGGGAAGGTGCCGACTGTAAACGTGCCGTAAACAATGCCAGCGGTTCCGGTGATTCTGCCTGTGACCGAAAGGTTTGTTGCGCCTGCGTCTGTCGTGTTTCCGATAGATACCCCTCCCGCCGCTGAAATATACATGCGGACATTGCTTGCGCTGGTCGTGTAAAGGTTCAACGCTGCTGCCGTGTTTGTGCCAAGATACATTTGATTCGGATAAAAACCCGCAGTCGAGTTTCCTGTGCCGAATGCCGCTAGTTGCGTTCCTGCGTCTCCGAATAGCTCAAAGCCTGTATATCCGCTTGCTTGCGTGTTCTGTGCGCGGAAAACACCGCTTGCGCCCGCTGTGACGATGTGCAGAGCGAGCGCTGGCGTCGTTGTGCCAATGCCGACAAATCCGCCGTTTGGCTGCAAAATGACGTATGAACTTGTTCGCGTCGCGTTTGTCGTTCCTTGAAGCGTCAAGTCGTCATTTGCCGCTGTGCCGCCGTTGTGCGTTGATCCGGTGATTGTCGAGCTTGCCGTGATCGTTGTGAATGCGCCTGTTGTTGCTGTTGTTGCCCCGACTGTGCCATTGATATTGATTGACGCGGTTCCTGTCAGGTTTGTGACGGTTCCACTGCTAGGTGTGCCAAGTGCGCCACCGTTGACGACAAATGCGCCTGCTGTGCCGACGTTGACCGCTAGAGCCGTTGCAACGCCTGTGCCGGGTGTGGTCGTGGCAAGCGCGCTTAATCCCCCAACATCACCCACTTCAATAGCAAGCGTGTTTTTCATGTTCGCCTTTGATAAAGCGTCCATGGTAAAACTTACCGTATCGTAAGTGACGGTAGTTCCCGATTGAAAATTAAAATTTTGACCCGATACGCCAAAAGTAGCGATTGAGGTTCCTACGCTGTTGAGAATTGCCGATCCCGTCGAAAAATACGCCTTGAAATTTGACGATCTAACCGATGCGCCGGGATCAACCGTTCTTATGTCTGCTGTTGCTCCATTAGTTTCGATGGCGCCAGATGCTCCGGTTGTGCGTATGATTCCCGTAATCTCCGCCGTTGCCGCCGTCAAATCGTCAAAAGCCGCGCCACCAGAAGCGTCGCGAATTACAACCTTGCTTGCCGTCGCCGCGCTTGTAGCGTCTGAAATATCCGCGCTGACAATCGGGGAATAGTATGGAATGTTAGTCCACGCGCCGGAATGGAAAACCCTGCGAATCGTTGTTCCTGAGCGCGTGTAAGCCGTGCCGCCGATTGTTGCAGTGCCGTTGCGGATAAACACATCGAAACCTTTTCCTTCCACCGGAGACGGGTCTGTGACGGTAAGCGTTGCAACGACGGAATATTGTCCGTCATTTTCAGCGGTAAATGATGAGCTTTTGACTTCCCATGTCGCGCCTTCTCCTGCTGGCCCTGTTGCGCCGACTGCCGCTTCGTTAATCACAATCGTAACTGCATCCTCGTTCAGCGTCGCGCTGACAACTACGTCAGGATCGTTTTCGGCAACGGTAATGGTGATTGTGTCCATGTTATGCGCGTGTCGGGTCGTCTAGGACTTCCAATGTTCCGGCAAGGTAGGTTTTGATAACTCCAGCCGCCGATGTCGTTTCAATGCTCCAATACCACATGCCAACCTCCAAAGTTAGCGGCGTAATCGGTGACACGGTAAAGTCGTAAGTATTGGCATTGTTGATTACAATTCCTGCCGATGATGTCAAAGCTAGTCCAAGTGTCCCGTCTGTGTCACGAAACGACATTTTTACCGTAGCAAGATCGCTGTCGAATGTGTTACCGGTCGATGAATAAACGGCAGAAAGTCCGTTCCAGGTGTCGCCGTAAACTACTGGGGTCAGATTGAATTTGCCGGGTCTCATGTTGATTTGCCGATGACGGTTACGGTTAGGTTTGTTGCCGCAGCGGCAGACGTTAAAACCAAATCGCCTGTTAGAGTTGTGCCGGTTATTCCGCTGCTATTCCAGAATTTAGCTGGCAATTTGTATGCCTCGCTTGCTGTTGCGTTTGCTGCCGTAGCGGATCCACTTGTGACGTTGATCTCAAGTCCATACATTGTGGCCATGCTGACCAAAGTGACGCCTTCAAAATCCTTGCCGTCCCCATCGGTAATGCGGACGCCGGATGATACCACGCCAGCAGTCGTGTTTGCGCTTGTCGGTGCCGCGGTGATTCCGAGTCCGCTTGGAATTGCTAGATTAGTTCCGCTTTCGTTTGCGTATTTGTAGCCGTTAGCGTCCGACTTGCGCGTCATGATTATGTCCGCTGCTGAGCTTGTAACGGTCCAGACGGCTGCGATTGCGGTGTTTGCCGCTAATCCTGCCGCTAATGCCGCAGCGACCTTGGTGGCGGTGTTGCTGGCCGTTGTAAGCGGGACAACCACAGTTAGCGGTGATCCTGTCACTGCCGCGCTGGTAAACGTCAACGAACAGTCACCGGCAGACGTAGCGCCGCTTGCCGCGACAACCGTAGCCGTTTCAACCTGCGCCGTCCCAGCCACGTATGCAGCCGATCCGGTCGCTACGCCCGATTGTAGGTCGATTGTTGCGGTCCCACCTGAAGCGACAAATTCGATCCCGATTGCATAGCCGATGTCTGCCGTTGGAAATTGCACTGCCGTTTGACTTGCGCCAATTTGAACAATTCCCGAGACAAGTGCCGATGTCGCCTGTCCTTGGCAGTTGCTCCCCGTAATCGTTTGTGCCGCTGAAATTGCCATGTCGTCATTTTATGTTAGATTCCCTGCATTGTCAAGGTGCGTTATAGTATGCGCCCTTGTCCGCTCCTGCTGTAATCGAGTTATCAACGTCCGTTGAAACAAAGTGCAAATCATCAGGAATTACAACATTTCCAACTGTGATGTCCGATTTTCTCCACTGCTTCACGGTTGATTCTCCAGCTGATCCGGTTTGAATCTGTCCAATGTAAAAAATAGCTTCTCCAACAGTTAGTCCACCCATTAAAGTTGATGCGTAGGTTGCCGCATCTGTGTATGATGTGTATGTGCTGCTAATTTTAACGGTTGCCCCACCTGCGCGGTAATCGTCTACCTTATCGTAATCATCCTGTGTGCTTCCATATCCGGGTGCTTTTGCAATACCGCTTGTCACCCACACGCCGTATGTTGTGGATTTTGACAACGCCATGTATCCAAGCGTGTTTGTGTCAAAATCATCACCGCGGAATGCCCCCGCGCTGGAATCGTAGGCCAATTCTTGATCCGCGGAAATCAGCGCAAAATTGCCAGAAACGCTGATGAGCTTCATCACGGTGAATCGGCCAATCTGCATTTGCATCGAATAGTCTGAGCCGTCGTAGTTGACGAAAATCTTGTAAGGATGAACGTAGCCTTTGCCAGATGTAAAAACGCGGTCAATCGTCCCGCGATTTTTCAAGCGAACGACGGCATCCCTTAGTTGGTTCGCCCATTCTGCCGTAATTGCATCCCCTCGCTTTTTGACAGCAGGAACTACAATTGGAATATTGCTAGGTCTTCCCATTACGTAGGCTTGGTGTAAAGTTTAGTGTTCCACTCTTGCCCCGGTGGGCTCATCGTCCATGTGATCGAATAATCGCTGGTCGTTTCCTTGCCTTGTTTAGTTTGGCTATCGCTGATTGCGGTTAGTCTCCAATTCCTGCCTGCAATTACCGGAGGATCGCCGTCTGGGTCAGGGTCAATCCATCCGAGCTTCCCTAGATATGAAGCGTCAACGCCGCCTTGATCTGTCGCGCTGTGCGTCCATTCAACCTGTGAAACTTGCCATGTCTCTTGCCGTTGAGTAACAATGATTTCAAACCATGCCAAAGCGGACGCAAGTGTGATGGTTCCTACTGGATCGCCAAGCAAATCCTCAATGTAATATGTCGCCTCGCTGGATGTCAGTAAGTTCTTTTCAAGCCTTCCGTCCAAACATCCTCGGATCAAATCTTGATCCTCTTGCGAAACAGTCGTTAAAAAATCAGGATGTGTCATAATCGGCACTTCCGTAAGCGTGGCATTGTATGCGTATGTCCCGCTGTCGTCGTTTTTGTCAAACTCCCAATCAGCAGAATAACCAGTGTAGGCAACGCGTATTTTTGTTAGTCCTCCTGGCTCATGTTCATGGCTAACGGAATCAACAGTTAGGAAATTCCACTTTGCCGACAAGTTAGGATACAACACGGTTGCAGACTGGCCTTTTTGAAATGCCGTTTGAATCGGTGTAGAGTCAAAATCAAACTTGCGGCAAGTGAATGTTTGCGTGCCTGACCATTTCCCTTTGTCGTCGAATCCGGCTTGGAAGTCAGGCCCAGGAATCCACGTGTAAGGCGCGATCCCGTATACGTTAGAAATGCTCATTTGAAATATATTGGGTTAACGTTTGTTTTGTAAATCAATTTCAAAACGTTCAAAATTGCCTCGTTATATCCTTCAGGTGGATTGTAGCCAAATGCCCATTGTGGCTTTGTTTCTTCTTGTTTTTTCATTGTGTTTGCGAGATTGGACGGCGGCCCCGCAAATGCGACAGGCGACGGTTCAAACATGCTTTGCAATGGAGTTCCTGCGACTAGGCTTTTGATCGCGTCTTTGATTGCTTGTCCGATCTTTGCGCCGATTTCTTCGGCCCATCCGACAAATCCGGATTTTAGGTCGTCAAATACTTTACCGAATCCGACTTGCCCGATGTATTCAAATGTGTTTCGCAATGTTGCTCCTGCACGTTCCAGCCATTCTGCCGCTTTTCCTACGCCGTCAAAGATTTCCTTTAATGATTTTGCTACGATTTGTCCGGTGTTTCCACCTGTTAACCCTTTTACAAATGCGCTAGAAAGTTGTAGTTGTGCAAGTTTAAATCTTCCAGTTTCGTCTCCGACAGCTTCCAATCCGTCAATATATTTGTCGGTCATTTTCAACAATGGCCCAAGATTATTAATTGCCGTTTGTCTGATTTCAGCCATGCCGTCAGCAAATACTTTGCCATATTTCAAAAGGCCCTTGCCGCCAAATAGCTTTTCAATGTATGCGTTCGCCGTTTCTCTAGGAAGATTATTTACGCTCATCGCCTCAAAGATAGAGTTGATTCGCTCCGCTGGTTTCATCCGCATCAGGTCGCCAAGCGACAAACCTAAATCGCTAAAGATATTCCAAACGTCATCCTTTTCGCTTTTCTTGGCAGCTTCAACTGATTCGTAAATTGCCTTTGAAAAAGTCAAAAGCTGTTTACCTGATTCTCCAGAATCCGCGCCTGCAAGTTTCAGCTGCTCATTCAAAATCATAAGTTCTTGCGCTGACTCGCCAGTAAGCGCGGCAAGGTCTTTCAATTCCCCTGCAAAGTCAAAAATTGCCGTCGCGCCTTCGACTAGAAATTGTATCGACTTGCCTACCCAGTCAGTTCCAAACTCCCCAACCTTCCGAGCCGCGCCGATGCCGACTTCCTTGGAAAACTTGCCAAACATCCCGCCGATGTTTTTCAGTCCGGTTTTTACCGCCGTCCCGTCAAACCCTACTTTTACTGTGGTGTTAATCGACATACTTAAAATCCTTTCTTGCTAGATCATCGAAGCGTTTTTCCATCTTAGGATCAAGTTCCATGTTTGCCACCCACCGATACCGATTGCCTAACGAAATTCCGTTTGCCATCATTATTTGTAGTAGCTTGCTCATGTCCGTTTCCCATATCAAATGTTGCGCGCTTACGTTGTGCTTCATTGCAAACAACTCAACCGACGCTAGCCAGTGGGGATTTGCGCTTGGCCCTCCTGCTTTCCCCCGCCCTCGCTTTCTGCCGCGCTGAGTTTCGTCGCTGTAATCCGTTCTACCAGCCCTTCAATGACTGCGGGTAGTTCTTCTTCAAAATCCAGCATGAAGTCCACTACGGCCTTGTGACGGTCATCAGCGGTCATCTTGCGGAGTTCCACGATCATTGCCGAGCTTGCGTAGCACAACAACGCGACTTCGTGCATTGCGTGGGTTTGCGATTGCTGGCTTTCTATGTCGCTGAATAGGACATTGCCCCACGACTTCAAAAGCTCGTAGCGTCCTGCCGTCAATACCAGTTCCCGCCCTGCCAGTGTGAGCGGTGCGCCTGTCCACGCCGTAGCCAAAATGTTGTGTCGTGTTTTCATCCTTGAAGTCTGCTTAAAAATTCGTTGCGCTCATGCCGTGGCAATTTGATATCGAGCAATACCGATGCGTGCTCATTTTCCATGAAAACGCTGCGCTTGGCTGTGTGAAATAGGTCAAAGCATGTTTTCCGATTCGCCACAAACGCTAGGATGTAGCTTTCGGGATTTGACGGGAATCGTGAAACAAACATTGGAATATCAGAGATTCCACGCAATCCCGGCAATTCGATTCCACGCGCTTTTAAGTAGTCAACCGCGTAGTCGAGCCAATTACTGATTGACATGGAACTTACTGGCCGCGCCGATATGAACGTGCAGATTTCCGCAAACGGATGAGAATCGACTAGCTTTTTAATTCCTGTCCAGTGTTCGACACAAGCCTGTGATGTGTGCTTGCCGTCGTCACTTGCTGGTTCTAGCGAGAACCTGGCGTATTGCCGCCCGTTCGACTCGCTGTTGATGAGATCCAACGGACAATCCTTTTTAAGCGGAATGGCGCAAGCCATTAATGCGCTGACAAGATTGATGTCGCCCGATTGCGTTGCGTTGTTGCCGTTGTAGTTTTCCATTTTCTTAGGTGTCAAATCAGGTTAGCGCGACAACAGTTCCAGCGGCGACAAACGGACAATAAATGCCGGCCAACGATCCTTCTTCGAAGCCGGTTGCGGTTGGCTTAATGCTGTTGCCGGTAATAATGATGCTTGCTCCTGTTGCCGAGGCGATGCTCTCTCCGAGTCCTTCGTTAAGCCGTGTGCGCGAATTGCTCGTCGTGTTCGCCAAGGTAATCACGCTGCCGATGTGATCGACTAGTCCAGTTCCTTTGGTTTTGATAATGCCGTCAACGCTGATGTCTTTTTTTGGATTGTAAACGGCAAGTCCGACGTCGCATCCGATGTGATCCGGTGCCATGACGGTTTCACTTGTGCCGTCAAAGCTAACAGAACCGACATACAAGCCGGTAGCTGTAGCGTCATCTGCTAGTCCAAATTGTGCTGTCCCGTAAACTGTGGCAAGGCTCATGTCGATTGTGGTTGCTGATTGTTAAGGCAAGCGGTTATGACTAGGTCATAGGATGTGATTCGTCGCTCGTCTCTAACAGAAATAATACCAGAACTTGTTAGATTGTCAAACACCTGCAAATTGTTAGACGCGTTTAAGAAATCCAAAGATTTACGGTTTCCAAGGATTTCAAACAATCCTGACTCCATTGTTACCGCGTCGGCATATGTTGTGCCGGATTGCGTGGATTCCTCTGGCACGGTGTGAAGTTCTACCGTCAAACCAACTTCCATCACCCCGTGTAACCTTACCCCGTTCTGCTCAACTACGTTTGACGACCCGTCAATCACTACAATCAGCGGCATGACTACGTCCTCTTGTTCTCCGTTCATGACAACAGGAACGTCCTCAAGCAATGGGTAGCTTCGTTTCTGGTCGTCAATCCACGATTTTACAGCTTGCTTTACTTGGTTCATGATTTTTTATCTGCTTCTTTAAGTGCTTTGCGATACCATTTAACTGTTGATTTTAACGCTTTTTCGATTGAATCGGTAGTATGTAAAGTAGATAAAACATACTCGTCACTTACCCATGGAACTGTTGATACAAGCGTTGATTGTGATTTAAAGTCCGATGATCCGGCTTTTCCTTTTCCGAGCTTGGCCCACTTTTGCGCATATGCCAAAAAGTTTTTGCCGATGTTGATTCGTGCGGTTCCGGTTTGCTTTTTGGCAATGTCCATTGATGCGCCCAGCCATGATCCTTTTGCCATGCCTGCGTTTTTGTTTTTAATTGACATTGCCTTGTCAAATGTTCTACGTCTTGCGCTTTTCCAGTTTTTGATACGCTTGTTTTTGTATTTTAAATTAGAATTGATCCAAACTATAATTTCTTCTGCCGTGTTCAAATCTACTTTTACTTTTGGATTATCTAAAATTCCAACGAATTTAAGGCCGTCCCTGCGTATGTTTTGTATTTGTTTTTTGCGGGTTCCTGTTTTTCCATAAATTTGTGTAGAAAATGCGAGTTCCCGCCCAACTTGAACACCCCACCGTGTGACCGCTTGCCCGGTATTGTCTCCAAACATCTTAGAATATTTTTTTAAAGACGCTTGGAGTTTAGCGTTGTCATTTTGTATTTTTAGCTTCATGCCTTCGTCGGGTCTTTAAGTCTAACGGTTACAAACGATGCGCCTACGTCTACGCCATCGACACGGAATGACAAACCACGCGCCGTTGCCAGTTTGCCGACATAGAAAATACCCGCTTCCGTATATGCCGCCGTCCAATCGGACAATCTAACAACGCAATCAAGATTCGTGTCCGTGTCCATGCCGATTTCCGCATATTGCCGCGAATTAGCAACGTCGTTCATCACGGCATTTACCGCACTCCCGCCATTAACCGTTAATGGTTCACTCCCAATTACCGCAAATCCGGTTTCAGATGCCGATGACAGAAATGCGGTTAGCTGACTCATGTCGTTAGTCTAACAGGTTCCGGTGCTGCTGTCAATTCTGCGTCGTGACGGTAAGTGCAAAGCACCTTGTCAATGTGGAATCCAGATCGGATTTTCTTCCGTGTTTGCCGCGCCCAGATAATGTCTTCGCCGTAATTGCATTCCCCAAATTGGCATGATTTGACAAGCTCGCGCTTCCATACACAAACGTGCCACGGTGCGCGGAGTGTAATTGCGTTAGGTTGAAACGGTTGATCCTGATTGTTTAGTCCGAAAACCACCTTGGAAAATGCGCCGTTGTAATAGCTGTTTTGCTCAAACGTAATCACATCAGCTTCTAAGCGGATCGCGTCCAGGATGGATGCGACGTAATCCGGCTCGATGTCGTCGTCGTCGTCAACAAATGCAATGTATTCTCCAAGCGCAATGTCTAGCAACGCTTGCCGTTTTGCGCCGATTGTGCGCGTCTGGTTGTCAGAAAACGCCAAATGCTCAACTGGCAAATCACCGATCTGCTTTGCTATTTTTTCTGAGAGCTTTGCGAGTTGTTCTTTTCTGCTTGGAATCGTCGGTGTTAGGATGCTGAGTTGGATTTTCATGTTTTCGGAATATTAGATCGTAGTTGTTTTTGTATTTTGCGTGATCGACTGGTCTCGGTGTGTCTCCTTTTCCTGCGCTCATTTCCGTTTCCAGTAGTTGTTATGCGTCACAAGCTCCCATCCGTTAACGTCGGAATGTTCCTTGACCGCTTTTGATACTTCGCCCCAAGTCCAATCGTGTCCGGAAAAAATACCGTCTGGTTTTATTTTTGAATACCATGCCGCAAGGTCTTTGACAACCGAGTCGTAATCGTGCGCCGCGTCAATCCAAACGCCTGCAAGTGAACTATCTCCAAACGCGCTTTTTGCTTCCGCGCTGTTTTGGCAAAGTGCCGTAATCATGCCGTCCACTTTTGCCGCTTTGATGTTGGCAAGGAATTGTTTTAAGATGCTTCCGCCGTGCGCTTCGACTATTGCAACGTGCGCCGGCTGATTCTTTTCGCCTTCCCATGTGTCAACGCAAACCAGATTCACGCCGTGCTTGCCAATGTCCTGCAATCGTTGAGCAAGGTAAATAATTGACTTTCCAAGCCAACTGCCAATTTCGACAAACGTATCGCCGTCGTTCAGGTTTTTGGCGATGTTGTCGTAATGATCCCGGTAGTCGAGCCAGCCGTGAATGTCTTCACTGACGGCGATTCCGTCGTTGATTCTTTGCATGATTCCTTGCCCCATGCGATAACGGTAATCCTCGTTTGACCTAGCATAGATTTCATCCATCGGAGCTTTGCCAAAAACCGGGTGTAAATGCTCGAAAACAATGTCCCGCGCTTCGATAATAACGTCGTCGTCATACGCTTTTTTCGTAAAATAGTCATCGGAATACACGCTGAAAAACTCAGGATGGAACATGAATCCTTGCTGCTGGTAACGCTTGCGCGTCAGGATTGCCATGCACAACAGATTGTCTGTCCGGTGTCCATCGCTAATGGCTAGCACCTTTGATTTGCTAGTGTCGCCGATAGCGTTCAGAATGATTTCATCCCAATGCATAGGCGGATCCCAATCGTCGGAAAGCTGAATCAATACTTGCCCTTGCGCCTTTTCTGCCGCCGCGTTCCATGCCGCCACGCTTCCCGCGCTTCCATTTGTGACAACGTGGTTGTGAACTGACAACAACGCGCCGTGAATGTCGTCCGAGTCTAGCCCGAAAATGTGCTCGATTGCGTCGGGATTCTTGGCTTTGTTAAACCACAAACGCCTTGCTTCGACAGCTTGCTTGCATCGTCCGCGTGTGGCGTGAATGAGCGAAATTTTTGCTCCGCTGCGGATAAAATGGTTTGTTTCCACCGCGTCAGCCTGGTCGTGAAATCCGTTTGCCCGTAGTGCCATGCCGTGCAGTTGATATCCGAGATATTTGCTGTATTTCTTGCGGACGTTCCACGCGCTAGAACCACCGTCCTGCGCCATCATTGCCGTTGTAATGGCTAGTGCTTCCTTGTCGCGTCCGAGGCCGATGTAGCACAAACAAAGCTCACCGTATGCCTCCTTGCGCGAGGGATCGACAGACAACGCTTGCAGGTTCATTTGCAAGCGGATATCCACATTGTCGGCCATCTGCCCGGCGGCAATGAAAAGCTCGTATTTCTCTGCCGTGCCGATATTCTCGTCGTTGCTTTTCAGCAGTTCACAAACGACGGTTGCCGCTTCGTTGATTCTACCGACAGCGCGGAGTGATTGAAACATGTGGAATCGTTGCGAAACAGTAGGGTGTTCGATGCTTTCAAGAATGCAAAGATTTCTTTCGTCGTTGCGCTTCCGTGTGCCTTCCGGCCTGTGCAGAATGACCGCGCCGTTGACGGTTGCTAGCTTCGGTTCATTGTGAAATTGCAGAAACTCATGGATTGGCGATGTCCATACGGCGCGTCCTTTGCGAATGATCCTTTCCCGATTGACAGTCAATTGATCTTCCGGCACGTGGTAAGCAAACTGGATGCCGTCGAAATCCTCTGGCAATAAATCAATCGTTTCACGGATGCGCTTAATTGACTCAGGATCGATCACGTCGTCAGTGTCGGCCCACATAATCAATTCATGCGCGGCGTTGTCAAAAGACTGCTGGCGAGCTGCTGCGAAGTTGTCAACGTGTGGCCAAAAGCAACTGTCTATGTCATTGCAATACTCAAGTGCAATTTTTGCACCTAGTGATTCCGCAATTTCTACGGTTTTGTCAGGCTTTTGATTGCCGATAGCTCGGACAATTACAATCTCATCAGCCAGCGGCTTGAAGGATTCAATAAAACGGGCAATGTAGTTTTCCACATTGCCCACGATAACGCACAAACTCAGCTTTTCATTTTTCATATTTTTTTTAGTAAAGATTTTCGGGAGCCGCTATTTCTAACGGCCCCCGATGCTATGAATACAACACAAACAAGAAATCAGGTCGTCGGAGTCGTGAACACTTTGAGAGCGTTCGTGACGGCGACGGAATAGCCGTAAAGCATGTGCATGTTGGCAAAGTAAGTGCCGGATGCGCGTGAATAGTGGCGAGTGTAAAGAGCGGTCAGTCCGCTTTCTGGATCGGTCATTTCCTCGATTGCTTCAAAATCAGCGTTGGGCAGATATTGACCCAGTGCGCGGGAAGCAAATGCAATACCGTCTTGACCGCAGGCAAAGCCAACAATCGAAGCGGAGTTAGCGGGAATGATGTCCGATGCGTAAACATTCATTCCAAACAGTCGGCCAAGGTCGCCCTCCTTGATTGCGGAAGCGTCGCCCCGGTTGAAGTAATTTACTAGGTTTGTGTCACCAAGCAATGCGCCTTCTATAACCATGTTTCCTACAAACGAATATTCGCCACGTGCGCCAGCTTGTTTCAGAACTTTACGTGCTTCGATCAACTGCGCTTTGGTATAGTTAGCCGATGCGGTCGTGATGATCGCGCTGCCAAAATTGGAAGTTGTCAGCAAGCTCCAGATGTCAGCAAGAACAGTTGTTCCCATCGACTTGCCAAGTTGATAAGCCCACTTGTCCCACCGTCCTGCATTGCTGGATTCGGCAAGTTGTTGATGCGTTAGGCTGATCGGGGTGATTTTGCGCTTGTCGAGCGTTACAGTGATCGCGGAAAGCAATCCTCCGGTTTGCTCCATCACAGTCGTGGACTGCGTAAAAGTGGTGGTCGTTGCGTTGCCGAAAAGTGGAACAACAACGGCGGATCCTTGCGTGTTTACGTCCGAAGAAATATCGGTTGCAAATGCGCGGATAGGTGTGAGGATTTCCACAAGTTGCTGGAAAGCGGTTTGTGCGAAAATGGTGTCATTGAATACGGTAGCCATGATGATTAGTTAGTTGATTGTTGAAAAATTATTTGTTGCGTTGAGCTTTGATCTCCTTTTTGTGCTTGTTGAAATACGCGGTGCGTTCAGCAGGAGAAAGGTTTTTCATGTGTTCAAGGTGATCGACTGGTTGCGAGCCGTTTTCGATGTCCAGAGGCTTAGTGATACCAGCAGTTGCAGCAAGCGCCACGGCCTGTGCAGGAACTGACGTTTCCAATTCTGTCACCTTGGCTTTGAGCGTTTCAATTTCGCTATTTGCGAATTTTACAGCGTCAAGCGAAGTAGCAAGCAAGTTTTGCGTGGTAGTCAAATCTTGTTTGACGGTAGCAAGTTCCGTGATTGCGTTCCGCGCTTCAAGCAATTCAGCCTGATACGTGCCAAGCTCGGTTTCGTGAGTGGCAATTACATTCTCAAGTGCGGCGATTTTATCAATCGACTCTTGCGCGGATGGATTCGTGAGGCGGTCGAGCAAGCTCATGCCCGAAACTCTAACAGAATTTGTTAGATTGTCAATCATCCGGTTTGCAAAGCCTAGATCAATGCATTTTTCGGCATTCATCCATGTTTCATCCTTCATCATTTCGCGGATATCATCGACTGGCTTGCCTGTCCGCGCTGCGTAAATTGCCGCAATCTCTGAACTAAGTTCTTCGCACATGTTTGCCGCTTTGGATAGTTCTTTAGCATTTCCGAACAGGCCCATGCTGACGTCGTGAATCATCATCCGGCCAGTTGGCAGCATGATAATTTCATCGCAAGCCATGCACATGACGCTTGCCATTGACGCGGCAAGGCTGACCGTAGCTGTGACGTAAACGCCTTTTGCTCGGAGCTGCATGATCTTTGAATGGATCAGGTAGCCGTCAAATACGTTTCCGCCTGGTGAATGCACGTCGATGTTCAGCGTATCGACCGGTGTATCCATGCTGTTTGTGAATCGACCTTCCGCGTCAACAATGTTGAAAGCGTAATCAATTTCGCTCATCAGTTGCCGACGTGAATATTCGTCAATCTGATCGTCTAATGTAAGCGACGCCGCCTTGTTTTCAATCGTCAGGAATTTCATTGGTGTTGTTGGTTTGAGTTTCCTCTTGTTTGCTTTCTTTCACTTCGTTTGGCGTAAGCATTGCCATTTCTCGATCTTCGATTTCAACTTCGTAACCGGATTGTTTCGATACCTCCTCCGCTACTTGTGCGGCAATCACTTTCCGCATGGCGACACTATGAGCGCGGCGAGTGTAAAACTCCTCCTCGGTCATGCCGTAACGTGCTTCCGTAATGTCTGCCGTGTTGCGTAGTCCGACGCGCCATTCTTCGACTTCCATCCCGCTTTCCCGTCCGTCGTCAACTGACAAACGTGCAGGCGTTGAAAATGCCCATGCAAACGGATGATCCAGCAATGGCACACGCCCGACAGCTTGAAAACAAGAATATGCCCACGAAAATGCGTTCAGCGCGGCACGTTTTAGCAGTCGTTGACGTTGAGAAATGAATCGGCGGCATTTGACAATTTCAGCTCGTGCATCGGTTCCTTGTCCTGATCCTTTCCAGATTTGATAACTCCACACGGGAATTAGCGACATGCGTATCATCCGATCTTGAAAAGACTCCCAAATCTCCCCCGGCGTGTCGTGCTTCAATTGCTCGATCTTGTCGCCGCTGCCAGATTGCATGTAAACGATGCCAGGAGCCGGATTGTTCAAAACAAACCCACCGTCAACGCCGTTTCCGTTTTGTGCGCCGTTTTGATTTCCATACATGACAGACGGATCATCCAAGTCTGGCCCTCCGGTGTCGTTAAAAACAGTTAGATGCAGGCGTGACACGATCTGCTGCCGGATGCGCTCATCCTCGGTGCTGGCAAGCGTGGCGGTGATGTCTAGCAATGCGTGAGAAAATGCAGGAACTCCGCGGGACTGGTCGCAAAAATCCGGGTCGTAAATGTGAATGACATTCGCCGCGTCAACGTCGTAAAACGTATCCATGTTTTCGCCAGTCAGGATTCTATAAGCCGCTGGTTTGCCGTTGTAAAACTGTATTACCCCGTCGTTGATCTTGAAGCCCTTGTATTTGCCTTCGCTTACTGTCTTGTAATCTCCGCAGTTCCCGACGCGATGAGCCGGGACAATCTGCAATTTCGGGAATCCATCGGCGGATTTTACCTTGACCCAGAAAATATCCCCGTCTCGGTCTAGCGCGATGCTGGAAAGCTCTAGCAGTTTATGCCAATCAAAAACCCCGCCGCGCTCGGTGCAGTTTGGAAACCATGCCTTGCGCATGAATGTGGCAATCGACTTGCCGTCCGCAAAGTCCGATTCGCCGACGTAAGCAGGCAAGAACGCATCGCCGACGCTGTAATCAGCTTTCTGATCGACCGCTCCCTTGATGACTCCGACGTTGCTGTATAGCCGCGACGACAAGCTCCGCAGGCGTTTGTTGTCCAATGGACTAACAAGCTTGTCAAAATCATCCGTTTTAATCGGATAAACGACCCCACGTGTGCGGTTGTATTCCGCAGCGTGCATGTATCGCTGTGGCGTAAATGGTTGCCCAAACTCGTTTAGTATTGCCATAATTTAAAAAACGGTTGTATTGGTTGAACGCAACGCGCCGCCGTTGTCGTCAAATTTGACAATCAGACTAAGCAACGCAAGACGCTGGTTTTGCGTCATGCCGCCGCCGTCTGCAACAAAGCTGTTTCCGTTGCTGTTGCCCTGGATAATCTTCATCCCGGCGTTAGGATCGGTTGCAATCGCAAGTGCAAGCGACGTGGCCTCTGCGCGGATTTGCGCCAAGGCTTTTTCATTGCTGGCCAGCAAATTATACGTTCTACGGGCCTGTGCATAAACGGACATGCCGAATATGTTAGACCCGTTTCGTTAGATTGTCAATTTCTAACAGTTAGTCGGCCATTTCCAACTTGAGAATCCCCTTAACCGACGCGCCGACGATGCCCATCACTTCGCAGTCCCACAAGTGATTGTGCTTGTGCGCCTTAATTTTCTCCCATCTCCAACGGCCAGGACTGATTTCTTTCTTTGCCTCGCTGGTCATTTGCTCTTGGTAATTCTTGGAAACATCCTGCGGTATGCCAAACGCACCGCCATTCATAACCGCCGCAAGCGCATCCTTGGCGCGTAGGTTACTAAATCCAATCGTTCGGTATTGCAAGCCGTCGCTGGTTTGCGAGTATTGGTAGCGCGAATAAATGCGCCACACTTTGCGCGGACGGTTCTTTGTTCCTACGTCAAATTGATAGCCTTTGTCGTTGTCGTGGCCGATTAGGATGTTCCAATGATTGCCGATGTCCTTTCCACAATGCTGGTAAACTTGCCGCACAATCTCATCCGGGCCATATCGTCCGTCGATAAAAACGTCCCGATTGCCAAGTGAAAACCGCTCCTGCAGGTCAAAAAGAGTCTGCCAAGTATCGACAAATCCTTCCCACAATAGCCGCGATGATACGCCGTCACCCACTTTCCACGCCCGTATTCTTACCCAAAAGCCGACTTTCTGATTGTCGATCTGCATGTCCCGCCAGTGTTCGCCGTCCCATTTCTCCCCGGCGTGGTATTGGTTTTTAAAATAGACTTCTCCGTCCGTGTTCAATGTAGGAGCGTCGTTAGGTGCTTCCCAGAACTGGCCGAGCTCTTTGTTGATAAACTGCCGCAATGGTTCAAGGTTGCCGTGTTTGATCTCATTGTTTGCCATGATCCAGAGCTTGACGATCTCGCTCCAAGTCTTTGTCCAAACGGTTAAAAACGTCCAAGAATACGTCACGCGATCCTTAAAATGCTTGTTGCCGTTCCATACGGGTTTACAGATTGACCACTTGCGGCGGTTGCTATCGGTATCTTCAAACTCGGTTTTGCAGTTAGGGCAAACGAGCCGCACCGATTCGTTGATTGCTACCCAGTCGAGTTCTCCGTTTAAATCCGTGGTTTTTTCGTAGCTCATCATGTTCATTGTCACGGGCTGGTATTCGTGGCACTCAGGGCAAAGGTGATGCCCGTCATGCCATTTCCCGTTCCGGCAAAACTCATGCCATTCCGTTCCCTCATTGCCGCCCTGCGATTGCAACAGCATCTTGCGGTTTAGTCGATTATGATGCCGACGTAAAAACTCGCCAATCATTCCTTCTTCCCATCTCCAGTTTTCGTCCCCGAAACAATACCGCATCGACGCTTCTTGCGTGTTAGTTTCGTTAGCACCACCGGTGAACAGGCTCATGTGCTTGAACATGACTTGATCTTTTTTCATGTCGTGCCGCCGGATCCCGGTAGGAATAAACTCCTTTGTCCACGGCGATTTTTTTAGCACTCGGAGAAATCGGGACTCCATCCATTTGCGCGTTGTCAGGTTTGTTTGTCCTAGAATCAGCGTGTCACCGGGGTCTTGCGCCACAACGTAGCTGCCGCAAACCTCGAAAATGGTTGTTTTGCCGAATCCGGTGACGGCAACATTGGCAATCTCCTTTACGGTGCCGTCCGTAAACGCGTCGAGAATAAATGCGTGCGCAGGAATCGCCGTCGGGTCATACTTTGCGCCGTATTGAGATCCAGCAAGATATACGTTGCGCCCTGCCAACTCGGACAATGAGAGGCGATCTGGCGGCTTAGTTGCCGTCAAAATGCCCCAAAGATATGGCGATTCATTGCGGGTCATAAGTCGATTCGCTGGAAACTTCTTTCAATATTGCGTATGCGTAGTCCTCGCATCGCTTGACGGCTTCGGCGTATTCCAAGCCAATTATCATCTGCGGCAATTCAGCCGGAATCTTCAAAATCATCTGTTTGAACACGTGGCCAACTCGAAGCGCGTCACGTTCTACGGACTCTTTCGCGATGTATTGCCCCATTTCACAATGCAGCCGAAAAGCGTTTTTCAATCCTGCCAGCTTCGTGCTAATCGTCCTGGCCGTCTCGAAATCAGGTGCGGCAATCAGCGCGGATTCCAGCTTGCTAATCTCTGCCGGGATTTCTTCGGCTGAAATATCAGTGATGTCGGCAGCAAAGTTTTCATCGTCGTCGTTGGCCGTTTCCTTTTTCGGTTGTTGCCTCCGCTGCCTCAATTTGTGCCTCAATCCATCAATGTCGTCTAAGTTCCATCCGCGTGAAATCCAGTCCGTTACGTGGTCTCGGTTAATTTTCATGCCTAGAGCTTCGGACAATCGGGCAGCAATCGCAGCTTGCGAATCAGGTTTCTTAGGTCGGCCTCTTTTCGGGGTGGTCATGTTTTTCTGTGAAAGTATTGTAACAAGTGTTTCGTAAATAAATCCCGTTAGTCAAGGAACA